CGTCTAATCCGCCGCTAATTCCAGTCTTAACCATGTAAGCTTTTTCGTTAGCGTTCATGTCATAGAGTGAAACATGTTTAGTCCATACTTCACCGTTTACGTAGACTGTAATTTTATTATGATCGGTTAAACCTCTAACGTTAACATTAAAAGACTGTAGATTCTCTCCAGTCCCAGTTACAGTTTGAGATTCATACTCACCTTGGATAATCTCACATGTAAATTTATTCTTATTGCTCTTCTCAACTCTAAATCTTTCTCTTGGTGTTTGAACTGTGTACTTTAAACCATTCGAGTCAAACTTAATAACAGCTCTACCATCGAACGTTAGACCAGTACCTGCAATCTTAGCAAAATCAGCACCCGGCTTCCACCTGAACTCAATTTCACCGAATGCAGCATAGCCTCTAGTTGCATCATGGCCGGTTAGTCTTGACATACCGTAAATCGACTCGGCCTGTTGGGCCGTGTAAATATTCTGTTCCACTAAAGAATCTTCTACGTAGAACATAATCAATTCACTCATCTCACTCATTACATTTAAGAGCTGTGCGAAAGGAGAGGCCTCAGTGAACAAGGTACCTGCACGATTATAGATACGAGAAATATATGTTCTTGCATCCTGTTTAATCTGAGCACCTGTTACTCTAAGCTTATTTAAAAATTTAAGATCTGCCATCCGTTTTATTTATTTAATTTACGTAAACCTGCACAAGATAACTATTATCAACTGTGATGTCAATATAAGCAACATCTCTCACAGTACCTCGTAAAAAGCTAATTTCGGTTTTTACATTATATTTTTTAGCCAGTGGACAATATGCATCTATCTGGCCTTCTATTGTTGATTTCAATTGCTGTTCATTGTACTGTAATGAATATATCAAATCTTCTAAATTACAGCCAAAACCAGGAGCGCCTAAAACTTCTCCTTTATCAGTAAAAAGAGTAGTTTCAATTTGAGTTATAAGCTGTTGTACTTCATTCTCAATATGAACTTGATTTGGATCATAGTTAGGATCTCCTATATATTTAATGTACAATTCCATCTTTATATGTATCTCTTTTAGCTATGGAACATCCAGTCCACACCTTCATCACCCTTGATTTCTTCTTCAATAGCAGCAAGTTCATCATCACCCATTGATTTAATAGCATCATAGTCGAAGTCAACATTACCTGGCAGAGCAAACTTGAAGATACCCAATTTGGCACCAAGTGATTGTTTGATCTTTGCGCTAATATATCTAAAGAAGATCTCATCATCATACAGAGCGCAGTCTGGAATTGTCTCATAAACCTCTAGAATAATATCACCTTTTGGTGTATCACCCATGAACTTTAAATCACCAGTTAATCTTGAGTACTGGAAAGAGATCGGATTCTCAAGAATCTGCCTTGACAGATCAGCAAGTGAAGCATTAAGTACATAGTATTGTAACTCTTCAGCTGCTTGTGCAGGTCCTGAACCATCATACATTCTTCTAAATAACATCTTATCGATTGAGAAGTCAGCACCAGACTGGAATCTTAAATCAGATCCGCCCATGTTATTCCAACCGCTTGCAAGATCATATACACCGTAAACAGCATAAACTTTACCCGCACCGTCAGCCGCAGCATCTGGCAGAGTCAAACATCTATGTGTCTTAAAATAATCAGTCTCGAAAATCTCTTTCGGGATATGATAATAGTTCTCCTTTACAGAGTCTTCGTATTTTTTGTAGAACCATTTCTTGGCTCTTTTGATAATGTTAATGATCTCCTTTTTAGGCAGATTAACAGGTACCATACAAGCACCGGTAATCTCATCACCGATCTCATCTAGAAATTCGTTTAAACAATCATCGCTAAAATCTCTAGGAGTTGTTAAACCATTTTCATTACCACTTCTAATTTCACTCATTTTATGAATTTATTTTTTTACTTACTACAACTTCAGTGTCGTCAAATCTAGCATGTGGGCCAACGTTACCCTCTCTAAATATGCCACCGATCATCTTACCCTTAAATATACCGTCTCTACCGAAAACATAGCTATTAATAGCGCTACAGCTTCCATGTACATATGAAGACTGTATTTTAGATTCTTTAATTTCAGTTGACTGGTAGAAATTACAATACTGTAGATCTGAACCCTCAATTTTACAAGCATAAAAATCACAGTTGATTAGGTTGCCTCTAATTTCAGATGTGATAAACTCGTAATTTTCAGCCAAGAAACATGTTGGCATCTTACCGTCTTTAACCTGAATCGAAGAAAAGTCAGAATCGTAGTTGATAGTACCTTCTTCTAAAGAGCCGTGGATAATTAAGTCCAATACTCTTCTCTTAATTCTATCCCGATGCACTTTAATAATCTGATAGTCGTCTTGTAGATCTACTAGCAAGTTAATCTTCGGCCAGTGCTTATTTAAGTTCCTATGATCTTTTAAAGCCTCAAGGATTGGTAAGTTCTTATTTAAGATATATTTAAGCTCAATTTTATCTTCAGCTGTAAATTCAGGCTGGGAACATGCCTTAAAGAGTTGTAGAATAAATCTATCGGCCATGTAAAGAATATCATCTTGTCTCTCTTCATAATCTTTACCACCAATATACCTAAACTCTAGGTAGTTCTTCTCTTTCTTTAAGAAGTTAACACCATAATATTTAGTATCTGGAAATACAAAGTTCATTGGGTTAACATGCTCGGCGCTAAAATGAGCAGCCTCATGCTTTGGCATCACAAACTTAATCGACTTTGCGTAAACCGAGTTCTCCCTGTTTGGAAAGAATTTATAGACCTGTTTCTCATTAAAGGTCAAGATAAACTTAAGAGTGTTCATCTTTGATACCATCATCGGATCTTCAAGATACTTCTTGTCAAATGACATGTTTAAGTGGATTGAAGCTCTATCTGTTGTATAGCCATGCTCTCTAATCCAGCCCAGCATCTTAATGATAACAATCCTAGCATTACGATAAGGCATTGCACCAGTCACAAGCTCAATTAAGCCTGAACCACCTGACATATCAGGCTCCATCTTAAAGTGCTTGTCCGTAGGCTGAAAGTCAGAGTGTGCCTTTTCTTCTAGACTAATAGGTAAACCTAGAAGATCCTCAAGCATTTTTTGAGTTTCTTCTAGGTTCTTTTTTGAATAGAATTCAAATTCAATGCCCATTAAGGCTGCATTGAGAATTGACTCTCTTGTAGACTGTCTACTTAGTTTATTCATCGAGCTCGATATATTCTTGTTTGAATATATATCCGGCTCAAATAAGCAGCTTATGGTAATTTAAGAAAGACCTTCTGAGTCTCCTCTTCAATTCGAGTTATCTTAACCGTGATTTCATCACCTGGGTTAAAGACTTTCATTACATCTTCGCCTAGTTCACTAACATGTAGCAGTCCAGTAACACCATCCTCGATTGTAACAAAAAGACCATAGTCTTTCTTGGCTTTTACTTGAGCCTTAACAACAGCTGGAATCTTGTACCTTGATGTAATATCATCCCATGGGCTAGTTTGTACATTATCGATCTGAGTTAAAGTAATCTTAGTGTTCGAGATAACATCCTTTACTTTAAAGGTAACTTCATCCGCCGGCATAATTTCACGCTTCTTAAACTTCTCGAATGTTTCTGGATCTAAATCATTCTTGTGAATCATACCTGTCAAACATCTGTTAAATTCAACGAAGACTCCGTATTTAGCAGTTCCTGTTACGTTACCTGTGATTTCTTCACCGGCATTCTCTTTAATCTTCTCAATCTCCTGTGGAATTAAGGCCTGTAAGTATTTTCTGTGTGAAACAACTATTGTGCCTCTACCCGCAGAGAAAGATACTGGTACCACATAGAGTTCTTGGCCAATGATTGACTCAAAGTCTGCAAGTTTGTTGATACCCGCAAGTGAACCTGGCATGAAACATTCAATACCTTGTACTTCGACAATGTAACCACCGTTTTCAATCATGTTCTTAACAAGACCTACCCAAGCAGTATCGCCTGATTCGACGCCGTCTCTAAGATCCATAAAGACTTTCTGCTTAACACCGCCTGAAATTGAACCTGAAATAAATGCATTATCGGTATTAGTAATTAAAACTGCAGTTTCTTCACCTGGTGTAAGTTCTTTAACGCTCTGTGGCTCCTTATCGGCTTTCACATAGATTAATTCTCTGTAACCAATGTCAACAGTAATTGTATCTTGAGTTACTGCGTAAACAATACCTTCATGAATTTCGCCAATACCAACTCTTGGTTTGATAGTCTGGTTGATTTCAAAATCCTGCAGTATGTTGTACATTTCTTGAGCATAAGGCTCACGAGAATAAACCCGATCACCAGGTCTAGTTTTAATATGTGGATTAGGTTTTCTTGTATGTGAAACACAAGTAGCTTCGTAAGCTTCCCACATAAAATTGCCGTCTTTGTCATAGAATTCACTATGTTCATTTTTTGGCTCCTCTGAAATGTTGTTTGATTCGACGTTTTGAGTAGATTGCTCTCTTTTAACTTCGCTGTCGGCCGTCGTTCCGATGCGAGTACGTTTGTTTTTGTTGGACATTTATTTTTAGATTAAAAGTGTAACATATTATATATCTGCTTAATTCTCTTAAAAAACCACTGGAACAAAACCAGGCATTGGCACTGGCCCAACTGGCGTTGGTATACCGCCGAGATAAAGCAGTTTAAACTCAAGTAGATGAATTGCGTAAGTTGCTGCAAGTGCCGAAGCAACGGCTAATGCAGGCGGTTGTGTGGCCGGCAACTGTGAAAAAGTCTGACCCATATGTAGAGCTCTTCTCAAGTTATTTGCAAGTCGATCTACGCTACCGTAATAAATTGGAATATAGATACCACCAAGAGGTGCTGGAATAAGAGCTGGTAGTGCGGCTGGTGAAACTTTAAACGGCTGCACCGTTGTGCTATACCAATAAGCAATTGTAGCTAAAGCAAGTTGCTTCCATGGATCTGTACCATCGTCTGTATTAAATAAACCATTAGTCATTGAAAGGCCTGAATAACAACTGTAGTCAAACGGTAAATCTGCAGGTGCTTCTTCACATGCCAATGCATTGTTCTCGGCCTGAATACCTTGCCATTTAACAAATTCAAATAAGGTGCCGCCGCTAAGAACTTTAAAGTCTGCAAATGTACTGCTTTCGCCTAAAGCTTCTAGCTGTGGTTCTGGCGTTCTAATCCAGTTATTTTCATATTCAGTAACCTCATATGTTGATATTACATAAGCTGGAGTTTTCTGCCATCTGCTTAGGATTCTAATTGTACAATCGGCTAATGTCTCTGTAAAGGTAGATGGTAAGTAAACTCTTACATCTGGCCTCCATGAAAAGAAGGCAACAACAGCATCTGTCAATATTTTAGGCCTTTCACTAGGAGATTCTCTATTATAAGAAACTTGGATACGTTTTGGGTTTAATTCTTTTTCTGGCCTATCATCTCCAAAGGGCCATGGTTTTTGAATAGGGTATACAGCATCTCTTTTAATTGCAGTTTCAATATTATCAAGATTTGCAACATTACCAAAAGGACTAAAAAAGCTAAAACTATTAGCAGGATGTGCTGCTATAATAGCATTTCTTACTTTGTTTGAAACGTTATCAATCAGCGTTTGCCAGTTATAACCAGCAGCTGCAATTCCTGTTTTAACAGTGTTATGCACGTTAATATAAGGTGCACTAAAGCCACTGCCTAAATTAACATTAATAAAGTTAAAGCCTTGATATTCTCTTTTACCTAAAGATGAAACCCATTCAAAGAAACTCCAGCGTTCGTTCGGATCACTGATTTTCTCAAATTGTTGTAAGAGCCTGTTCGCAAACATATCTTCAATCTGAGCCTGTGTGTCGTTGGGCTCAATACAGTGAAACTCGAAATAAGAGAAGGTATAGAGTCTTGAGCCCTCTTCTTCTAAGAACTGGCAGAACTTCTTCTCACGTTCGGCTTCTAGTTCTTCTTCAGTCGGTGGGTCTGGAATCTCAGTTGACATTTCATCATAAGGCTCAAGAGATTCTTTGCCCTGTTCTGTAACATTGCCGTCTGCATCTTTCTGGTCTACTAAATAAGGTTCACCATTTCTAAAGATCTGCTCAAAGATTTCACCATACGCTTTAATAAAGATTTGTGCAGCTGGCGATTGAGTATGCGTTGCTCCGTAAGGTGTTTGTGCAGTCTTAATCGCATCTAGATAGAAGCCAGCTAAGGCTTCACCAAAATTCCTACGACCACTTGGTGTTACAAGTGGTACATATGTTTTAACGTCAAAGTTAGCATTAATCTCAGCACCCGGTCGATCTTGTCCTTTCAGAACTCCTGGTCCACCGGCATTTGCATCGCCGTTTGCAATGTAACTACTAACGTCTGCTATGAATTTAGGCCACAGTGCTGGCATTACTTACCTTTTTGTTGATAGTTAATATGAGTAGCTGTAAGTTCTCCAACGGTAACTGGTGTTGGCGGCATTGGTGGGCCGCTAGGACCAACTCCGGTTGGGTGGATGTGTGTATTGTAGTCATCTAATAGTTTTTGCAACCAGTCTTGTAAGGATTGACCACGTACTGCAGGTTCAGTCTCATCTGCTCCAGCTTCACCTTCATTTGAAATAAAAATGTCACCACAGTCTAAGAACATCTTAGCATCAGTTGAGATCTTAATAAAACCCTCTTCGTCGATTTGAATCATCGGTCTCTCTTTGGCACCAGAGCCACGCGTAATCACAAGACCATCTTCCGGTGAGTGATATATCCTTAAATTTCTTTCGGCATCATAGACTAAACTTATGACGTCCTGTGGTGCGTCTGAGGCCTCAAGAACATCAGCCTTAAGGTCATCATTCTGGTCTACTTGGAACCAGTATTCTGGGTGATAGATATTACCATTATCAAAACGAACCGCAACAATGTCACCAACTCTAGGTACGTGATGAGAACCTACGGCATCCCTATTCATTGGAGTTGCCCATGGAATAGCTTCGTCTGTTAGTAGATCAAATTTACCAAAGACTTTGACACGACATCTGCCTTTTAGAAGTGGGTCTTCATTAACCACAACTTCACCAAGCCAATGCGCATCTCTAAGATTATCTCTATAAAGTTCATTGTTATTCATGTACGTTCTGGTTTAAGTTGCCGTCTGGTGTACTGTCCACCGCTGGCTCATATACTCTTTCGTTAATTGGTCCTTGTGAACTATCTATCGCTCCATCTGGGTAGATCTTTTTCGGAGTGATTACATCAATGTCGTTTCCACCTGAAGGCTGGTTAAACTGATTAAATAATTGTCCAGCTGCATTGGCTATACCGTTTAAACTACCTGCGTTTATTGCATCTTGGATTGTAGATGCTGCGTTAATACCATGTACGTTGCCAAGTAGAAGTCGTGCAAGTGCACCTTCGACTACAGAATTAGCAAGTTGCCCAAGTTGCCCTGTTAACAGAGAGCCATGTGCATTACCTAAAGCACCTCTATCGCCTGGAAGTCCACCTAATATATTTGTTACACCAGCAATAACACCATCTACTTTATCTTTCGCTCTTTCTTTGAGTTTATCAATAGGGTTAATAGGGTCAAATGGATTATATGCCTCTAATCTAGGATCAGGATCTCTTTGGAACTTTATACTGTTTTCTTGGTTAGCGTTTAAGTTTGCACCGTAAATTTGCGACTGTTGTTCAGCTGTATGCCAGTGTATGATAATCTTAGACTTTGCCATCTCTGGTGTTTTACTCAAACTGGCAAACATATCACTAGTAGATTCGATGTCGAATTCACAGTGGCCTAATCTAGTTACAAAAAGAGGTTTAGCGTCAACGTGCATCTCCGTGTTAGTAGCGTTATCAGGGTTAGTTTCGTCTGGATTTCTAATCTCAGTCCTTGAAGTATCTTTATTTTTTGAATTTAAAAGTCCCGCCTCAGTTGTTTGTTGAAAACTTCTAACTTCAGTTACATACACATCCAACTGAAAATGGCGCAAATTCTTCGGTATTACTTCAATCCACCTGTTAAAATCAAATGCAGCTCTTTTATATAGATCAATCAGAGTAGCAGCAGTAAGTTCAATATTCTCTAGACATTCAATTTCCAGAGCAGGTGACTCAGCACCTCGCCATGGATCTTCCATCTTATTGTACTTTCTAGTATTCTCAAGCCCGGATATGCTTTGCCAAAACCAAGGTAGTTCTACATTAATCTTCTTTAAAAGTTTAACAAAACGAGCTAATAGATCAGCTCTTTCAGTATCTTTAACTACATTTCTTAAATATTCTTCGGCAACACCTGATAGTAGAGGTGAATGTTCTGGAGAAGAATCAAACAAAAAGAAGAAGCTCAAGTAAGTCGGATCCTCATTGATCTTCCTTAATTGAGTTGTCTTTCTAAATTCGTTTATCTTACCAAAGTCTGCCATGTACTATATATTCTTATTCTGCGTAGTTAGTAAAACCACCTGGCCATTCTCTTCTAATCAGAGTAACCTCTTGTACTATTCCACCTTTATCTATGTTGTATTTATAGTTAATATTCTCAATTACGTAAAAACCGCTTAAGAATCTGTTAACTACCTGGTCTGGTTTAGAATCTTCATTATCTTCCTCGGCAACACCTGGATCTATATCTAAAAACTTATCAGAAAAACCTTGTTCATCTAACAATTTATTGTACTTGAGCATTGCCGCAACACGCTCTTTATTGTATTCGTAAATTAATACAGGAATCTTTTGGTATTTATAGATTGAAGGGTTAAAAGATTCTAGAGAAACTTTAAGCTTAACCTTTTCTATCTCAGCTAAGTTTTGTGCCTGGTGTAATTTAGCAAAATTTAAGCTTGGATGTACATTGCCAAGATCACCTTCTCCAACATCTTGTCTACCAATATACTTATGCTTCTTATGAGTGTCATATCTATCCTCATTACGTCTGCCTTTTAGAGGCTCTTCATAGTCCATCATTTCCTCTGAGTTCAAGGCTTCTATTGTAAATTCTTGAACTCTTTCACCAGCTTCTGAGTTATCGTCATAAATAACAACATCTCTAGTGTAACCATATGCGGTACTTATATCATTAGCATTATTTACTAGATTAAAAGCACCGATAAACATATTTGTACCTTTAGTATTTCTGTGGTTTGTAAGTATTAAAGGAGCTTCAATGTCATCACTTTCTTCAGGTGTTTCTTTATCCTCTGCTGTGCTGTATATTGCTGATGCAAAAGAGGCCTGTAAATCATCTACCGGTGGATTAGGAGAATTAAAAACCCTATTCACATCAACATATGTTAAATAATAGTATTGATCTATATAAAACCTTTGAAATGAGTCGTCTGAAATATAAGAGGTGTCTACTGTTTCTTTAATAAAATCTAGAGTAGATGTATATGCTTGTATTCTAATTTGAGTATCGTCAGTGTTTTCGATGTTTGTAGCTAAGCCTAGCTGTAAATCTCTAGCAACTTCTTCTAGATGATCTAACGAACCTGCAGCTTCAAAACTTCTACACTCTTCGCTGTAAAGCCTTGGTACTTTAGCTGTCCCAACTACGGTAATTGCATTAAAATCACCTTCGCTGGCCTGTTTACTAGTAATGCTCGTAATGTCAAAATCCATGTGAATGCTCTTAAACGTAGAAGAGTTTTTACTAGTTAGCAATATTGTAATCACATCACCATCTCTTGGAAATGAATCAACACCAAATGTATTTTTTCTGTCAACTAAGCGGATCCTCATCTCAGGCAAAAATCCAGAGTTATCTAATGAGAAACTCTGTATGTCTTTCTGCATGAATTGATAATTATTTAAGAGCACAAATGGTAAATCAACACCAATAGCTTTAGTCTGGCGATCTGCACCACCATCTTCTTCAGCCTCACCTAGCCCCTCAATCTCAATCGCAGTAGGCATAATTGCCGGTTCAACGACCGCTAATATGTTATTGTCTAGATTCATAGTTTATTATTGACCACATGGACCTGTACTACCACTGGTGCCACTTGTGCCATTATTCGAGTTATTACCACCTGGTGGATTTCCGCCATCGTTTTGGTTATCTCCAGTCTCGTCTGCTGAAGTACCGCTAGTGCCATTTCCGTCACCAGTGCCATTTCCGTCACCAGTGCCATTTCCATCGCCAGTGCCATTTCCATCACCACCGTCTCTTAATTTATCAAAATAGAGTTGACCCTCGAAGGTGCCTGTAATATTACCATTCGGGCTTCCATATTCACCGTAGAGTGAGCCTGCAACTTCCTGTGCAAGGTCCGGATTAACAGCAACCCAAGAGTCACCAGTCCAGCTCCATACTCCACCTGGAATCTTCTCAAATTGAGAGCCTGTGTTTTCACCGCCAACTGTAATTGCATCTCCTAGAAGATCTGTGTTAATCTCATCACCTGAATCTGCATCAAGATTTCTATTGATAGCATCAACTACAGCATCGGTTTGTGCTTGAGCACCCATTCTAATCTGAGAGCCCACATATTCATAATTCTTTTTACCAACCGGTATTACGTTCGGTGGCAACAGATTCTCTTTACCATATTTCTTCTTTAAAGCATCAAGTCTACGCTGGTCCTTTTTGCTTAAGCGTTTACCTGAAACAAACTGTAGTTTAACAGGATTGTTTGTAGCATCAAATTCTTTCGGTCTTTCTAGCTTGTAGAATGGAGCGTTTGCATGTGGAATTTCTAAGACATCACCTTCGTTAATTGAAAATGGATCTGAAATAGAGTTCCATTTTAAAATCATATCAAGCTTACTCTGATTTCCATAATACTTCAATGCAATTAGATCTGGCCTTGCAGCTTGATCAGCATTAACAACATGCTCTGGATTAAGCAGTGTAATGTTTTCCTTGTTAGCAAAGATCATAGTTGGTTGTGCTAGGATATACCTAATACCATCAGATGTTTTATTTATAAATGTCTTTAAATCCATAATTATCCAGCTGACATGTCAGACAATTTTTGTATAGCGTCTTCGTTAAAGCCTTGAGCCAGTCTATCTTTATTTCCATATGCAGATACATTTACAAGATTGTCTATGTCTGCACCGTATTCTGGCTGTAGATACATTCTACCTTTTCCAGCGTTAAACATACTCTCGATCTCACCCTTATCGCGCATTCTAGCAGGTTTAAGTGTAATTTCAACCTTTAATTTAGAAGGAAAATCTTCGTAACCAAATGGTCCTTCAAATGAGAAGTTAGAATCAGTACACGCCAGGTTACCAATCATCATGATTGGGTTCAGCGGGTTACCGATTGTTAAATGCCATTGTCCAGTAGGATCTCCAGTTAAAAGTGAGTTAACTATTGAGCCACCCTGTGGTCCGTTAAATAATTTCATAAGACCTCCACCAATAACGTTGTTTAAGATTTTAGAGTCTCCTAAATTACCTGTTTCCCAGGCTTTTTGTAAATCAGCAAAACCGGTAGAAACAGCATTACTTAATTGAGTACCTAATCCCTTTAAGAAACCCTCATAATCACCCGCTGCTAATAGGCTATAATCACCAAATGGTTTACCAAGAGAGCCACTACCGGTATACCTAACAGCACCACCCCAGAAAGGAGCATTATTATATGTCAATGCTAATAAGTTTGCCATAGTGTCCATAAAAGCAACCTTAGGGCTTGTATTAGGATAACCACGTAAATCATAGTGGAAAGTTAGTTTAAACTCTTGTTCAAATTTTAAACCCTGCTCTCTAGCCATAATGTTTTTAATTACATTAAGAGGACCATAAACAGTGTTTGGATATGTCTCCTTAAGTGGGTCAAATCCACCACCTTGTGCGTTTGCACGTTGTGTTTGATCTGCATTGTAGCCGTTTATACCATTTTCAATAGCCTGGAAAATAGGGCTACCATCAATCATTGCACCAACAGCGCCTCGATTCTTCTTACCAGCCTGAATAGTTTGAACTGCAGACTCTTCTTCTTTCCATGGTATCTTAACGTTAAACTTAAGTATTTCTTTTAGATCGTTACCTAATGCCGGGCTTAACCATGTAATCGCACGTGCTATATCTGGCTGTGTAGTATCGATGAGGTCACCACCTGGTCCTATTTGTCTTGGCTCAATGAGGTTATCAGCAATTGGATAGCCAAAGCGCCTTAAGGTAACCATGTAACTATTAGAAATTTGACCATAGTGTTCACATTGAATAAAATCCTCCAGGTCATACTTAAAAGCTAGAGAATCAATATTCTCAGAATATTGTACAATATTGTTAGCAGTAGGTGCAATATATGGTGACGTTGAGTTAACAACCGTGCTATATCTGTCAGAAACTTCAGAACCTTGTGATTTTTCACTTAAACCACTTATGTTCTTGTACTTAAAAAGAGTCCATTTATTGAAATATGATCGAACAGCTTCACCTTCATGAATACCCTCAGTTCTGCTATCACCTTCCGGTGCTTTATACTTTCTACTCTGGACTAATGTTTTACCATAAACACTAGTATGTGCGGTAGGCTCGGGTTCTTCTTCAACCGTAGTATTACCTTGAGTTACTGGCTCTGGCTCCGGCTCAGGTTCACTGTAACCGTATAATATATTTTCAGGGATTTCCGAAAAAAGATACCATTGATCATTAGCACCTTTAAGGGGTTTAGAAAAGGTAGGTGGTTCTGTAGAACCAGTCGCTACATTTTTAAATTCTAGTTTCGGACCTGTGAATCCTATAAATTGGTAAGGCATTAAATCACTATTCTTTTTTTATATATATCCAGCTCTACTTAAACCCACTCGGAGTTGTCCAGCTCAGATGTATCTGGACGGTAAAGCAGCTCGTCTACCCAGTCTTTTTGCTTAGGGTATCTATCTCCTAAAAACCTCTCTAATGCTTTAATATACTCACCTCGAGTATGGAAATAGTATGGGCCTTTAGAATAGACCGTACGATTAACCAGTTCATAGAGTTCTTTTAGTTTTAACTCAATATGAAATGATTGGATGTTATTGAAGAGTTCTTCTTGTTCTGCTCTAGTCCTTGTGCAAAAGACAGAGTCAACAACAAGCAGATACTTTTGCCAGTTCTGGCCACCAAAGACCTCATCTTCCAAGGTCTTTACTTTAGAATAGTTTTCACGTTTAAGGTTGATCTTTGTGTCGTGGCCTTCAAAGTCTCTAATGAATCGGCCACCAAACAGATTCTGCTTTAAAAAGTAGATTTGATCGTAGAACTTAAGTACTTTAATCTGATACTGCGGGTTGATGTCGTCAAACTTGACGTCATAAATGATAGCTCTGACTGGGAAAAGTACGTTTGGTTTTTGTGTAGTTGAGATTAGCGCATGTATCTTTTCACCTTTTGCAAAAAGTTTGTGCTTAATCATTGTCAATGAATTTTACATTGTCGAATTTACTTAAGACGCCCTGTTTTGGGTAATCAGATCTGTTAATCACAGTTAGATTAAGCTCTATCTCAGAATCAAAGAGCTCAGACATAAAATCATGAACACCGCTAACTGAATCTTGATCTAAGTTGTTAAACATATAGGCTATAGAGAAGTCATCAGCTTCATTCTCTATTTTAGTCTGAAGTGCCCTCATAATCATTTTACGGATATAAAGCGTAATGATAACATCAGAAGGCTCCTCGTTATACGGGTCACTCTTCATCAGTCTATTGTAAATATCAGAGTACGAGACCGCAAGGTCATGACCATTAGACCTATACAATTTATCAAACTCCGTTCTAGTTTTACACCAAACGCCTTCTATCCTAAAATTCATTACTTTAATTGCGTAGAGAGTCTATCAATTTCAGCTTCTAGCTGCTTGATTCTCTCCTTTGTTTCTTTGATCGACGGGTTGTATTTAGCACCCCATTCAGTTTTAGCACTGAACATATGCTTGTCGATTTCAGTTCCTGTTTCTAGACCTAGGTCCAAGATAATGTCTTGGACCAGGTTAACTAGATTTATTCTTTCTTCGTCGTTGTCTAAATCATAGACAACTCGAGATACATGTTCTTCTCCGCCGCCGTTAACATTATCATCAACCACATACTTGATGACCCCGTTATCAGCAGGTTCAATACTAACTGTGATCATATCTTACTTATTGTTTCTAGCTGCCAATGAAGCTGCAGCCTCTTTCATCAATTTTCTAGACTGCTTCACATCAGCTCGGTAAGTTTCTCTGTCTTTGATTGCAGTCAAAGCCCAAGCCTCTTCTAGCATTGCCATTTCTTCTTTGTTATAGCCAATGTTAGACCAAGTCTCTTTCATTCTTTCTAATGCAGCTTCAAGTCTTTCAGCTTGAGCTTTTTCAGCAGCATCAAGTCTAGCCTCCTGAATTTTACGCCCGTTCTCCATGTTCTGCTGTCTAATAGCAGCTCTTGTTGGGTGGAAAAAGCTTAGCTTGCTTAAATACTTAAGCATTCCGTTCTGCTTCATCATGTATCTTCTCTGACGTCTATTCAGAGGCATCTGTGCCTGTGGCGTTGCTTGATTTTGATTTTGCTCGTTTGTTGTTTCTTGACTCATTTGTATAATAATTAGAAATAAAAGTTTCGATTTGTTCTTTAAGTTGTTCTCTTAGGTTATCTATCTGGCTTTCTACAAGCAGCCCAATCTGTTCATTCAGTTCTGCTGCTTCCATGTCCATTTGATCCTGTAGCATTTCATAGACCTCTTTTGCTGGAATGTTAACCTCAACTGGCATTGCAGCCTTGTTCTTCTTGCTGATCTTCTTCAGCATCTCCATCATTACGTTAACTTCTGGAGTTGGTGCTGATTTGCCGTCTGTAATTCTACGCTCTTGCTTTGGTGCTCCAGGCTGTACTTGAGCTGGTTTAGCACTTGTATTAACGCTTGAACCGATTGGGTTTAAGTCTAGTGAATAAACCTTAGCCTCTTGCTCAGATTTAGCCGACATTAAGAATTCTTTAATGATACTCTTGTTGATCTGAGTACCATCTGTAAACTTAAGCCATTTAGCATCGTCTTGTACTTCAGCAGGCTGTACAATATCACCAACACGTTCGGATTTAGTCCAAACGTACCAGATTTCTTGCTGCTTGTCTTTAACTTGTGTAGACATACTATTCTTTATCTTTTTGATTATCTTTCTGAACATTATATGCCTTTTCTGCAAATTGTTTAATCATCTCAACAGACGAGCTATCTCCAATGATTGCATCAGTCTTCATCAGCCTCTTATGCCAATGCATACCGAACTCATGTTCACCCATCTTACGCTTACTCTCTTCTAGGTCCTCGATTGCCGGCACCCATAATTTGTTAAATCCCATAATTATATTATTTTACTATCTTAATACGTTCTTTAAATGAAGGCGGGAAGAAGTCTGGTTTATTTATCAAGCTCATAAAACTAGCGTCAATCACATACGTAATTGCCCAGTCATCTTCACTTCTGACACTACGGCCAACTCCTTGCATTACCGAAACACCAGTCTTCCAGTTGTACCAGTCGTTTGAAACGTTGAGCTTAGCTTTAATCAGTGGATCTGCTAAACTTGGATAAGGTACTTTAAAGAAGATCTGGAATCTGCTCATACCGTCTTTTAAGTCTAGACCTTCTAGTAATGAAGGTCCCATGATAACTGCATCTTCTTTCCGCTCAAACAACTCAAGCGTCTCGGCTTTCTCTTTAGAACCCGCATAGTCCATTAGCCTAAAGGTATGCATTGAATGTTGTTTAATATAGTTTGTAAACTGGTATGAACCTGTATGGATGATACCACGTTGACCTTTGTGTTTCTTAATAATTTGATCTAGGATCTTGACCACCTTTGGCAGTGAAGCTTCACGCTCTCTATAAGACAACTTATGTCGGTTGACAAAAATAACTGGTGACTTATCAAAATTGAACGTGTTGTCCATTCTGATGAAACGAGCACCTTTGATGCCCATGATTCTAGCATAAGCTCTTGGGTCACCGATTGTCGCTGACATGAAAACTTTAAAGCCAGCTTGTTCGTGTAAATACTTCTGAATCATCTTGGCTTCTTCGACACATGTAAATCTAGCCTCGTCTTCACGCTGGTCAATTACCATGGCTTCTAAGCCAACATCTTTGATTAAGTCAGCATAGTCATCAAACTTACAGTAGATGTCCTTAAGGCGGTCGAAAGCGGTAAATGCGGATGCCCAATCACTTGGTATTGTTTTCTGACCAAAACGCTTCTTAGCAGTCTTCTTAGCAATATCTTGTGCAGCTCGGTATGTAATAGCAATACCTCTAAACTCTTGAATAGCTTTAAAGAGTGGCTCACGACCTTTAGTTGTCATTAGATCATGTACAACCGACTGTAACCTGTTCTTGGTCTGAGTTTCAGCTGGTATATTATGCCGACTAATAAACCGGTTAAGGTAAACTACTCGGTCAATCACCGACTCGTCAATGCGCGCGCTAAAATGGTTCTGTACAATCTCATCAACTTTATGTGCTTCGTCAAAGAAGACAAAGTCACGTTTCTTAAAAGGAGCTTCACGCTCTTGTTCATCCATTCTAGCCTGGACATAATTACGCTGAATAAGCCAGAATGAATAGTTTAGTAATGAGATTGGTTGATCGATTGCACGGCGTCTATTTTGTAGATAAGTACAGTTGCCGTAGCATGAAAGTTGTTCAGCTTGTTCGTAACCCATGCCTTTCATCTTACAATCACCAAGACTAAAAGGCAGTCCGTTGACAAAACATTCGTAATTGTCAACACCTCGAATACTTGGCCAGTTTAGATTAAGACGTTTAAAGTCTTTCTCGTATTGATCTTGAAGTGCTAGATCTGATGTAACTAGATAGCCACGCTTGCCCATCTCCTTTAAGATATATGAGCTCCACATTGCAATCAGCGACTTACCAGTTCCAGTTGGCGCGTCAATCACCACTGTAGATTCTGGATCTTCTTGATAAGCAGCCACAATCTGCTCAATCACTTCACGCTGACCTCTCCTGAAAGAGAAGTCTTCACCAAAAACTTTAGTTTCTAGCGCGTGGTCTATTATGTCTTTTATAGGTCGTTCCAACAGATAACTTCTTCAACGTCAATATTAGCTTTCTTTAGTAGTTCTACACCACTCATATCACGATAGTCTTCTGAGTAGTATACCTTTGAGATGCCGGCTTGAATAATCAACTTAGCACAATCAAAACACGGGCAAGTTGTAGTATAAAGTTCAGCACCATCACAATTCATAGTTGATTTAGCAACTTTCATGATTGCATTAGATTCTGCGTGCATAACTTCACGCTTGGTAACGACTTTACTACAACATCCATCAGCACATTCGTAACCTTTGTCCATTAATGTCATTGCATGGTCCGGGTTATCATAGTATCTGATTTGATCTTCTTCGCAGTCATTATCAAAACCATACGGCATACCGTTGTAGCCGAATGAAATAATCTGTTTGTCTTTTACTATCACGCAACCTACCTTGCGACGCTTAGCGTAAGAGAGCTTAGCGAACTGGTATGCGGTCTGCATGTATATCTTTTCAATTGCAATTCTTGGCATATTCTCTTAAAATAAAAAAAGTCGTGCATTGATTATATGCACGACTTCTATAAAGTTTATGTATGTCTGTTTAGTACTTTGGAGCTTCTATCACACCTTTCTTTACTAGGGTATCAACAAATTCTCTAAAACCAATTTTGTGTGTATTGCTAATGATAGTCTTATCACCTTCAACAAAATCAGTACCATCGAAGTAGTATGATTTACCATTATCAGCAGCTAGAGTAACTACAGTACCTAACATTGCGCTACCTGGTACTCTACGTACATTTGCAAGAGCTTTAATACCGTCTTTATCCCAGCCACCAAATTGCATCTGCTCTATGTTTTTTGGATTAATATCGCTTCTGATCGGGTGTTGACCCATAGCTCTAATAGCATCACCTTCAGGTGTGCCTTGTACTGCATAGTGGTATGCAATAATTGCTCTTGCGATAGGCTCGTCTCTACCTGGTTTTAGTTTAGCCTCGTTTAATTCGTTTGTGAACGACTCGAATGTTTTTGTAAATTTCATAATTTATATATTTTTATTCGGTTTCAGTTTCTGATCCGCTGTATGCGTCCATCATTTCTGATCCGCCGTATGCTTCCATCATTTCATCCATCTTCTTAGCATAGGCTTCTTTCATTTCGTTACATGCAGCTTCATACATTTCAACTGTCATTTCACCTTCTTTAACGCCTTCACACGCAGACTCATACATTTCAGCCATCATACCAGCGTTAAGAGCTGCCATTTCTTTCATATAAGATTCTACTGTATGCTCTTGGTATTCATCACCTTCGTACGCTTTAGCTTCGTTACATGCTGATTCGTAGACTTCTTTTAACATCTCAGATGCTGGCTTAACTTCTACAGGCTCTTCTTCAGATTCTTCAGACTCCTCGTCTTCGTCATCATCCTCGTCTTCGTCATCATCCTCGTCTTCGTCATCATCCTCGTCTTCGTCGTCATCCTCGTCTTCGTCGTCATCTTCTTCGTCATGCTCTTCTTCGTCATGCTCTTCTTCGTCTTCGTGATCTTCTTCATTAGCCATTTCTTCGCCTTCGTCCTCGATCTCTTCAGCTCTGTCTTCTGTTGCTACTTCGTCAGTTTCTTCTTCACTAACATCTGGAGCGTTTACTTTCTTTGAGTACTCCTCAAATGATAAAATTTTTCTAGCCATTGTATTTAGTTTTATTTTTTGTGCTTAGGTTTTATATATCTTGCTAATCAAGTAATATTTTTACGCTTAGTGGAGTTGTGCCTTTGATTACCCTGTGGATAACTCCAGCTGGGATCTTAATATCCACACCTGTTAGCATTGGAATTGGCATCTCATTATCATACTGAAAACGCCAGTCACTATCTTCAAGAACCTCTATCGTTCTGTCCTCTTCGTCCCAGTGCCACTTGAATACATGTTCTGGGTAACTTGGGTCAAAATGACGTATGATATAGCCATCGTAACGCTCTTCGGTGAAGGGTTTGCGCTGGTCTTCAATCATCTCTATCATTTCTTCGTGAGTTACCATGGTTGATCTGATTTAAGTCCTAATTGTTTGCCGAATAGAGTTGGCCCATAACAAGCCCAGAATCCAGCTTTATTAGGATCTTGTTTAGCTGCAGTGTCACATTTATGTCTTGCCCAGAATGAAGCCGCTGCTCCAGGGTCATCGTTCTTAACTGCAAGTTTCGGGTCTCCCCATTCAATCTTCTTGGCGATCACGTTGCCTTCATCATCTGTTCTACCAGTATTACGATAGACAATAAACTTCTTATTGCCACCACGTTCTGGTGAATCCAGTTTAACCTTCTTAGTCTTACCGCCACGTTCTTTATAGACAGCTGGCTTACCAACTTCAAGGTTTTTAGCCATCCAGCCGCTTGGACCTTTAAGAATGATGTTGCCTTTATCCCAGTACTCTTTTACCTCTTCAAAAAGTTTAGCATAGGCTTCACTGCCCAGTCTAAAGAATGAATTGGTTAAGTCAAGGCCCTCGTCGATGTGAGCCTTTAGTTCTGGTGATACATTATTCCAATCCTCAAATGTCTTTACAAATTTCATTAGTATATGATTTTTACTGGTATTTCTTCAACTCCTATTTCCTTTAGTGCTAAAACTCTATGTGAGCCATCGTGGAACGAT